TACGGTACACAGACTCCGTCACCTATGGGCACTCCGTGGTTTGGTGGGTATCAGCAGATGAGGCAGACACAGAGAGAATACCCATGGCAGACACCAACGCAACAACCACAAGGTGGAATGAGCGGTAGACAGTCAGGCCTGGGCTATATGCAACAGAGTGCACCGTGGTTAGATGGTAATCATATGCAAGGCATACGAAGACGTGGGACACCGGTTTAATGCCAGGTGTAAAAGAAATATACGATGAGCTTGTTAAGTCAGGCTACACACAAAAGGACGCAGCGAAAGAAGCACAGAAGCGAACAGGATTTGCGTTAGTCACTGAGAAGCCAATTAAATCCAAGCAGTTAAAGTTCACAAAAAAAGGTACAACCTATGGTCAACAAGACACACTCAAAAAGTTCCAAGGCGGAAACCTCAAGCGATTCCGACCCTATGGTTAAGTTTGTCGTCGAGGAATTCGAGAGATACGAGAAGTTCCACGAGAAAAGATTTGAAGATGCGAAGAAGACTGTAGAGCATTGGGAGAATGAGCCACCTACGCGTGAGCATACTTGGATGAACCAGGTGCATGTGCCGATCACCTTCGCAGCAGAACAGACTATTACTCCTCGTATCTTTGCTGCTCTCTTCCCGAATGAGGCTCCTGTCGACGTGGCTACCTTCGGAGACTTCCCGGAAGAAGTAGGTAGGAAGATTAAGTTCCTTATACAGCAACACTTTAGGACAAGCGATGTACAAGGTGAAATCATGCCTGGTCTCGCACAAAACACTTTGCTTGGAACGGGGTATATGGAAGCCCCGTTTCTTTTTAGGCGTGGATGGATGATTGATGAGCTCGGAGAACGTAGAGAAGTAGTGACTGATTCACGCCCTGATTGTATGGCAGTTAACTTTTTTGAAATGTACCCCCACCCCGCTAAGTTGTATATGACAGACGGTTTGCCACTTATTCGTCGACGCTTTTGCGATGCCGAATACCTCAAAGCCCTCGCAGAGAATCCTTCAGCAAAGTTTGAAAACCTTACAGAAGCACTCAACTCAGAACCGCCTACAGGGGAGAAGACCGCTTTACTCGACAAGGATGGTAAGCAGTTTCTAGAAAAGAAGAAAAGAGACGAGTACGAACTCCTAGAGTATTGGGGTGGGTGGGATATGTCCTATAAAAAGGACGAGAAGGTAGTAAAGAAGCGAGCTGTACCGCATTGGATTGTTATTGTGAATAGAAAGGTGAAGGTGCGTGGAGTATTAAATCCGTACCAACACCAGCGACCACCGTATATTAAATACACGCTGTTCCCGGATCAGAAGCCATGTTGGTTTGGCGTGGGCATCGGTAACGTTGGAATGCCAACTCAGGACCGGCTAAACAAGCTAGTTAACCAACGCTTGGATAATGTTGACTTAGTCCTTAATAAACAAGGATTCTACAATGGTAATGACCCGCTCATCAATGTTAAGAGATTACAGGTTGCAGCACCCGGCAAATGGCATAAATGTAGCGATACTGTTAATTCAATTAGATGGATGGATACCCCTGACGTTACAGCTAGTAGCTACAAAGAAGAAGAGCTCGCTAAATCTGATTATCGGGAAGCCACAGGAGCTACCGTTCCACTCATGCCTAGTGATGAAGGTCAGCATAGAACTGCTGCGGGAATCTCATTGCTCCAAGGTGCGGCTGGAGTGCGATTCAGACCTATTCTACGAAAGATGGAACAGGACCTCATCTCGGATCTAGCACAGATATATCTCTCTAACTTACAGCAGTTTATGATTGTTCCCGAGTGGGTCAAAGCAACGACTGTTAATGGCTCGGAAGAGAACGTTCAGGTTGGGCCTATGGATATACGTGCACGCGTAAAGTTCATACCCACCGGTGTGTCGGAAACTATAAACAAAGAAGTCCAAATCGGACAGCTGCTTCGGTTCAAGGAAATAACTGTCAACGATAGGACTATCAATCAAGCCGAACTGAACCGACGCATCGGTGAGTTAATGGGCTTCAAAGGTCTTGATGAGCTTGTGGTTAATCAGAAGCCGGTCAGGCAGGGGTTAGGTCAATTGCCACCGGAAGTGCAGCAGTACATACAGCAAAGGATCGCTGAGGGAGCTACTCCGGAGCAGATACAATTAGAGATTCAAGGTAATCCACCTATGCCTGGCGGTGGCGGAGGCCCAGGAGTGCCACAGCAAAGTGCTGACATGCGTGGACAAACCCCAGAAGCAGGACAACCAATACAAGGCCCGGGAGTGCCTCAACCAGCATGAACGTAGCCCAAGCTAAAGAACTTAAAAATACTCTTCTTTGGGAAGAGTTCTGTAAAGAAGTTGATAAGATGATTACGTACGAGATGGTTAAGCTACAGACTGTAGCCCCTGAAGACTTACTGAGTGTTCAGCAGATGATCTCATCCCTGCAGTCTGTTAAGAATATCCCCGACAATGTGATAGATCGGGAAGAAGGCCCAGAGTCCTAAACTCTGCCCGGTTCGCTGTGCCGTACACAGTGCCATAGGAGCTATTATGCCAGATCCAAAACAAAATCCTACTGACGAAAAACAACCAGCTGGGACCGTCAGCCCAACTCCCACAGGCGGGCAGCCTGCACAGCCAACTCCGGCGGCTGAACCAAAGCCAGGAGCACAGCCATCACCCGTGATTCCTGCGAGTGTAACGGCTACGCCATCACCTGAGGCGAAACCAGGTGCCACGCCTACTCCAGGCGTTAAACCAGAGCCTGTGCCAAGTGGCACAGTACCCATTACTGCATTGCACGAGGAACGTTCTAAACGCCAAGCGTTGGAAACAGAAGTTCAGCAGATGCGGGATATGGTGACACAACGTGGTTATCAGCAGCAAGCCCAACAAGAAGCTCAGCCTAATCAGATGCAGAAGGAGATTGAGCAATTGTGGGACACTGATCCAAGGAAGGCAGTTCAGGCGGAGATAATGGTTGCTATGAACTGGAGAGACTCAGTCGAAGCTAATCTTAGTGCCCAGGCTAATGAACTCTCAGGTAAATACACAGACTTCAATACTTACCGGAACCAAGCGGAGACCTATGTCCGGTCTTTGCCGTTGGACCAAAGGTCTGACCCCAGGGTGATGGAGGTTGCGTATTTGGTTGTTAGAGGACAAAACGTGGACACGATTATGGAACAGCAGAAGAATGATCTCTACCAGAAGTTCCAGAGCGGGGAATTTGTAGGCACGGTTCCTTCACCTGGGACCTTCACAGCCCCTCCTACTACCGGAACAGTTCAGCTAACTCAGGATCAACTAAATGCTGCGAAAGCCATGGGACTGACACCGGAAGCCTACGGAAGTGCGATGCAGGAACAAAAATAATGGGTATATTTACGAAGGGCATAAATCCGAGAGCGTATGCTAACACGCTTCACTGCCCTCATCCGCATCCTAAGGATTGGAACCGCAAATGCGGGGCCAACAAATGGAAGATTGATGAGGCTAGGAGTAATCCTATGAGGAAACGGTATATCTGTGGCCAATGCGGTAAAGCTGTTCTCTACGACATCTCTAATATAAATCCTGAGCTTCTCAGAGTCCGTAAGTAGCCCTTGCGGGTAACCTGGGATAAGGAGAATCAAAATGGCAAAGTTTAAATACTGTATTGACGGGTCTGAGCTGGTCATCAAAGACCTTCCAGCAGAACCGGATACATATAATGAGGGAGAAGTTCTCAAGGCGGCTGTTGCTGAAGAAGGTGCGGTCAGTTCTATGGGCGTTGGAGAGAGTGACTCTTTTGTTGGTGTATCTAATCAAGGCGAGACTCTACCGGCACAAAGTGGTTATAGTGGTGCTGGTACGACTATCGGAAACGATGGTGCAACTCTTACTGGAACGCAAGCAGCTGGTACTCTCGATACCTTGCAGGTAATCGTGAATCCTGGTGCTATCTATGCGGTTGAGTATGATACAAGCTCTACGATCACCTGGACTGCAGCAACCGACACGACTATTGTTTTCACGTGTTCTAATGCTGAAGGTTGGGCTGGTTTTGGTGGAGGTTGGGCTTACTCAACAGATACCGGTGAATTAGACTATGTTGTAAGTTCTGCTGTTGTGGCAACAGATTGCACGTTGACCACAGTGACTGGAACGAACACATCGTCTGCAGCAGGTATCTTGCTCCAGCAAGCAGGAACAGGACTGGCAACAAGAGTTCCTTTAACTGCAGATGCATTGTCGATTGCGGCAGATGAGCTCGACGGTGATACCTTGACTACAGGTGATTCAGTCACTCTTACGATTCTTGAGAATCGCGTAGAGTCTGTTTTCAACGGTAGCGAGATTCTTCGTCCGAAGAAAACTGCGGGATCTGGTGGATTAGAGAATCAAGGTGTGCGAACATTAGGTTCTCCAAACCAAACCAAAATCTTTGCTTATGCGAAGATCGATGGAAACGTTTGGGGTAATTAAAATTAAGGAGGAATAAACAATGGGCGTAATAGCTTCGGAAAATTTTGGCTATCTTCTCGATCCAGGTTTACGTAAGATCTTCATGGATGAGTATGCACTTCCAGAAGGTCAGAAAGATAACCTGTTTGGTATGGAGAAATCCAATAAAGCAACCGAATACGACCTCGGAATCGGTGGTATGGGCGACTTGGAAGAGTTTGACGGAACAATTCCGTACGATGACTTCAAGCAGCAGTACCGCGTATCCTACAACCACCGGGAGTGGGTGAAGGGTATTAAAATCGAGCGTAAGCTCGTTGATGACGATTTGTATTCAATCATCAATAAAAGGCCAGCACAGTTAGCGTTGATTACGAAGAGAACACAAGAGAAGCATGGTTCTAGTGTTTTCAACAATGCTTTCAATGCCTCTGTCTTCGCTGGCGGAGATGGTCTTTCGTTGTGTAATGGTGCTCACACTCGAGTGGGTACTACAACCACTAACAGCAACTCCGGATCAACTGCATTATCTGCAACAGCCGTAGAAGCAACACGCCTGTTAATGCGTGCGTTGACTGACGAGACTGATAACTTGCTTATCTCTCGTATCGACACGCTGTTAGTTCCACCGGCTCTTGAAGAGCAGGCTTGGGAAATTGTCAACGCAACTGGTAAAATGGATACGGCTGACAACAACCCTAACTTCAACAAGGGCAAGTACAAAATAATCGTCTGGGATTATTTAACGGACAGCAACAACTGGTTCGCTATTGATTCTAAGATGTGCAAGATGTACTTAAAGTGGTTCAACCGTATTCCTACTGAGTTCAACAAGGATAAAGACTTTGACACTTATATTTCTAAGTGGTCTACATATTGTCGTTATTCTTATGGGTTCAGCGACTGGACATGGTTGTATGGACATAACGTTGCTTAAGCTTCGTTAGGGAAAAGCATTGAGTGAGAGGCAACAATAACTTTCTCAACCATTAACCACGTCAGCTGGTATATGCCGGCTGAATATCCGAAGGAGAAGAACAATGGCTAAATTACCGCATAGTTCCACACGAAGGGGTTTTTCTACCCATAATTCCGTAGGTACAGACAATCTTTCTAATCCCAATTTCACCGGTGGCTCTACGCCGTTATTTCAGCCGGGAATGATTGAGTTGAAGGAAGCGGATGGCACTCCACATTACCTGTGGGTTGACAACACCGGGGATCTCCGTATTCATACGGCTATTCCTAGTAATCCTGATGCTGACGGAACTATCGTTGGAACACAATCGTAACAGTTAGGGCAGGCGGACCCTTCTCCCTGCCTTAACAAAACAAACGAGGAGGAAGCATGGGACCAAGAGCAAAGAAGAAACAAGTTTTAAGCGTTGGAGAGATTGAAAACCTAAAGAGCGAGAAACGGGAGCTTGAGGGCGCGTTAAAAG